TATGCTGACGATTTAGCGAGACGTAATTTGATCGTTGAACCATCGTTTATGAAAGATAGTATTTTGGTAGGTATTTCGGCAACGAATCCTGACAGAATCGAAACATTTTTCAGATACAAACGTTCAGGTTTTGTACGCATCGCATCGACTACAGCGGAAGCAGGTTTTAATTTTGGAACACTTTAATTTTTAAGAAATGGCAGTTCACGGAGATATTATAGAAGTAGCATACTCGCACCCAACATTGGGTTCGGGTGTGTTTTCGCCAAAAGCGAATGAGGGCAACACGTTTGACCCTGGAGGATTCAGAAACGAGGATGATTCAAACATGGTTACTGGAAACGGTACGTTGATGATGAAGAAAAACCGAGTTACAGGATTTTTCGAAATAGTTGTTGAAAACGACATGAATGCGGACAACACAGCGATTAAATTAAAATCGTTAATGTCTGACAACGTTCAAGCAGATTGGACAGTTACTCACGTAAATGGTTCGGTTTGGGCTGGTTCTGGATTTCCTGTTGGAGATATTCAGCCAGATGTGAATGCAGGAACAATGACACTTAAGGTTGTTGCTGCTGAATTTACAAAAATTGCAGGTTAAAAATTAAACATGGGCGGTTAATTCCGCCCTTTAAAACACACAAATATGTCAAAGGTATCAAGAGAAGTAGCGGAAAAAGACGTTGAACGCTGGTTAGATTTCAAACGTGTTAAGGGTTTGAAACGTGAAAAAAACAAAGAGGCAATCGAATCTATGATTGAATGTGTCATGGATGGAACATTGGTTGTCGATGAGGAATGTGTAATCACTCATAATTTATTGTTCCCATTGGGTAATGATGAATCGATTAGAGAACTTAAATACGCTCCACGTTTGACAGTTGGTAGAATTTCGGAGTACACTAAGAATTCCAAAACAAATGACGAGCGTGTTTGTGGCTATATTTCTGCGTTGTCAGGACAAGCGAACGGAATTATTTCCAAGATGGAAACGGAAGATTATAGTGTAGTTGGTAATGTTGTGATTTTTTTCTTCTAAGGCTCGACATCGAAGTAGATAGTGATGTATCATTTAATAATATCATTATATCTGTAATTGATTACTATAAATGGTCCTTATTTGATATTGAACGCCTGTATTACGATGATGCAGGCGTTCTTGGTATAAAGTACTGGTATAGTCACTTAATTGACGTTTTAGAGCCAAAAAAATAATAAAAAATGAGACAATTAATAATTCCATCCGTATTTACAGCAGTCGACAAGTTCTCTGGACCAGTCGACAAGATGAGTAAATCAGTTAGTGCGTTTGCGAACACCACTCAGCGTAATTTCAGAAATGCTGGACAAAGTGCGTTCGAAGTTGGGCGTGCTGCAGGAGCGGTTGGATTAGCGATTGTTGCACCCTTGGGATTAGCAGTAAAAACAGCCGTTGATTTTGAGGACAAAATGGCAGATGTTGCAAAAACAACAGGACTTACAGGGAAACCACTTGAAGATCTTGGGAATAGTATTTTGTCTATGTCAAAAAATACACGTTCATCAATAAACGATTTGGTTCAAATTGCTGAAATTGGTGGGCAGTTAGGTGTGGCGAGTAATGAATTAGTTGATTTTACGAATTCTGCTGATAAATTTAATATTGCACTTGGTTCCGATTTCTCGGGCGGTGTTGATGAGGCTGTTTCTCAAGTTGGTAAAATTAAATCATTGTTCGCTGAAACGAGAGACGTTAAAATTGCAGAGATGATTAACAGAACTGGTTCAGCTATTAACGAGCTCGGAGCAGTTGGAGCTGGTACGTCTGCGAATATTACTGATTTTACTCTACGTTTAGGTGCGTTACCTGATGCGTTGAAGCCAAGTATTCAGAATACGTTGGCACTTGGTACATATTTAGAGGAACTTGGTGTTGATGCGCAAATCGGAGCAGGAGGAGTTACAAATTTATTATTAGTAGCTGGAAAAAATGTCGCTGGATTTGCACAACAAATGAAAATGAGTGCTACGGATGCAAAATCATTACTCGCACAAGACCCAACAGAATTTGCTAAGAAATTTGCATCGACATTTGATGGTGTTGCGCCTGAAATTTTAGCAGAAAAATTAAATAAATTAGGTGTCGGCTCGCAAGAAACGATTAAAGTAATCGGTGCGCTCGGTTCAGGAATGGAGCGATTAACCGAATTACAGGAAGTTTCTGCGAATTCGTTCAAGGCTGGAACATCGCTCACAAGTGAAGCAGCTAAGAAAAACGACACAATGGCAGCTAAGGCAGCCATGTTAAAAAATAATATGCAACAGTTAGCGATTACTGTTGGAAATGCTTTGTTGCCCGTTTTGAATAGTATTGTTAGTTCTGTTATGCCAATCGTTGATCGTTTCAGTAATTGGATTTCAAACAACAAGGAATTGACCTCTACAATTTTAAAGGTTGTTGCTGGTGCTGGATTACTTGCACTTGGAATTTCGGCTGTTGCGTTCGGAATTGGAATTTATCGAAAAGCGGTTGTAATTGCTGAGGCTGTTCAATGGGCTTGGAACGCTGCCATGACTGCGAATCCTTTAGGTTTAATTATTGCAGCAGCAGCAGCGGCCGCACTTGCGATTTATAGTTTAAGTAAGGCGTTTAGTTCGATGTCCTCAGCTGAGCAGTTAGCGAATAGTGTCCGAGAGCGTGCCTTGGAAAACACATTAGACCAAAGAGTAGAGGTCGATATGTTATTCAAAACCTTGAAAAATGCCAAATTAGGAACGGATGAGTATAAAGATGCTGTTTCAAAATTAGTAGCCATTAATCCTGAGTTGTCAAAACAATACGTTGACCAAAACGGAATTATTAAGGACCGTATCGGTTATGAAAACGCACTTGCTAGCAGTATAATGAAACGTGCTGAAATGGAGGCACGAGCGGAATTGATTAAAGAAAAATTCAAGGCAGCACAACAAGCGAGAGACACGGGCGAAACTGGATCTGGAGTTATGAATTTTCTTTTGGGAGCAAACGAGTTAATTGGTGGTGCTCAGGGGAAATTAGCGACTGACACACGTGGAAAATTAGCTGAAAGAAACGCAAGAAATTTAGAGGGAGAGGCTGGAATTTTATCACAACAACAGGCAGACGCTCAGATGTTGACGAAATCTGAGACCAAAACTGAAAAACAGAAATTAGAAATTGATTTTAAAAATATGCCAGCAGGAGTAACGACAAATTTAACTGGTGGCTCAGCTATAAATTTACCTAAAACCTCATCAACACGATAAGAAATGGATTTAAAATTAGTCGAAATAGGAAACGGAGGTGACATTATTTTTAATGGCACTGACTTAGTTGTTACTGATGGTTTTGGTAATATGCCGTATTTGGGTTTTTGTGGTGGAAACATAGAGGAATCGACTCGAGAATATACCACGGGCGAACAAAGATTTGATTGGTGGGGAAATAATTTATTTTATGCTAACCAGTCGGGATTACAATTTAATTCAGATTTTGAACGTTTATTGGACAATATTTCATTGACGAGTTCGGCTCGAACGATTATTGATCAAACATTGAAATCTGATTTATCGTTTATGTCTGATTTTTCTACTGTAACAATAGAATCGTCAATAGTTTCGACTGATAGAATTGAATTAAAAATAAAAATAATTGAGCCAACTAATATACAATCGAATGAATTTGTGTATATTTGGGACTCGACAAGAAACGAATTAATATTACAATGATAACAATTCCTACTTTAAGTGAAATATACACGGGGATAATTTCTGATTTAGAGACGAAATACGGTAGTACTATTCCAACATTTGGAAAAAGTTTCTTGCGTGCGTTGGCTGGTGTTCAGGCTGGTAAAATTTGGTTAAATTATAAAGTTGTTGGTTTTACTCAAAAAAATATTTTTGCGGACACAGCAGATTCAGAATTAATTGGAGGAACACTCGAGCGTTTTGGACGTGTAAAATTAGGTAGAAATCCGTTTCCAGCTACAGCAGGCGAATACATTGTTTCTGTCACGGGAACAGCAGGAGCGGTAATACCAACATCGACAACGTTTAAATCTGACGATAATAGTGCGTCCCCTGGTTATTTATTTGTTTTGGACAACCCTTACACACTTACAGGAACATCTGATGAAATCACATTGAGAGCATTAACAGCTGGTCCTGAATCTCGATTAGAGGTTGGAAACACATTGACTGTTACCGCTCCGATTGCGCTCGTTAATGCATCTGTGGAGGTTACTAGTGAAGATGTTGAACCGATAGAGGCTGAATCATTAGAAGACTACAGGCGTAAAGTTTTGGACGCATACAGATTAGAGCCACAAGGTGGAGCTGGTGCAGATTATAGATTATGGAGTTTTGATGTTTCTGGAGTAAGGCAAGCGTATCCGTATGCTGTTTCAGGAAATAACAATGAAATTAATTTGTATATTGAATCGACTATCGCAGCGTCAACGGACGGAAAAGGAACATCTAGCGTTATGACGTTAGATAATGTTCGTGATGCTATTGAGTTGCCTCAAGTAAATAGACCTAGCAGAAAGCCTTTAGGGGTTTTTGAAATAAATTATTTATCAATCGACGTTAAAGATGTTTCAATAAATATAAGCGGTTTTGTCGGAATAACTCCAGCTATTCAAACGGCGATTGAGACATCGATAATTGAAGAGCTGTCAAATGTAAGGCCATTTGTTTCAAGTATCGACATTTTGGCAAATAAAAACGATATTTTCGACACGAATAAAATAATTTCCATAATTTTAAGTGTTGCACCAGGATCACAATTTGGAGCAGTAACAATGGAGGTTGATAGTATTCCAGTAAGTAGTTTTACGTTTGAGGGTGGTGATATTCCAAGTTTAGATTCGATTAGTTATGTCTAATAAGTTTGTTAAAATATCAAAACAATTATATCCAACTGGTCGAGCGTTCAGAGTTGCTGAAGGCTCTGAGTTGGAAAAATTACACGAGGCACTCTCTGAGTCTGAATCTCAATTGGATTTAGATTCGTTATCGATATTAAATTCTGTTTTACCTGACAATGATAATTTCACAGA